TACCTTAAGAATAGACGTTCTGGGTTTTCGTTCATGTCTTCCGCAGAAACAGTTAACCTTGCTACAATTACATCAGACTCAAGATTTGGTATTTTATCAAAATCAGGTTCAGATGCTAAAAAGATGTTCACGGATAAGGTTGTACCCATATCAGTTAACTATCCGTTCTTTTTCAAGTCGATACAAGACGGTATGGATCGACCGAAATCCGAGTTGGCGTACAGAGTACCGGCATCAAAGCTTACAAGGAAATCTATACAGAACAATGAACAAGAAGTACTTGAAGGATTAGATACAACTATAGACTGGAAAAACACAGGAGATAACTCATATGATGGTGAAAAACTAGCTTTGCTAGTGCATGATGAAAGCGGTAAATGGGAAAGACCTGATAATATATTAAATAACTGGCGAGTCACTAAAACATGTTTGAGACTAGGTAGTAGAATTATTGGAAAGTGTATGATGGGATCAACATCAAATGCTTTAGATAAAGGAGGAGATAATTTTAAAAAGTTATATTACGATTCAGATGTCAAAAAAAGAAACCAAAATGGACAGACTCGCAGTGGATTATATAGTTTGTTCATACCTATGGAGTGGAACTACGAAGGATTCATTGATTCTTTTGGATTACCTGTATTCGATACACCACAAGAAGCAGTTGAGGGACCGCTGGGAGAGACTATTGATATTGGCGTAATAGAACATTGGGAAAACGAAGCTCTTGGCCTTAAAGAAGATCAAGATGGTTTAAATGAATTTTACAGGCAGTTTCCAAGAACAGAAGAACATGCTTTTAGAGATGAAACAAAAAACAGTATATTTAATTTAACAAAAATATACGAGCAAATAGACTACAATGATGGTAGTCGTTATTCTAGTGTAGTTACAAAAGGTGATTTTCAATGGGAAAACGGTATACAAGATACAAGAGTTATTTTTGCGCCTAATAACTCCGGAAGGTTTAATATATCTTGGATTCCGTCTATAAATTTACAAAACCGTGTGATACTAAAAAATGGTGTGAAGTACCCAGGAAACGACCATATTGGTGCTTTCGGGTGTGACTCATACGATATTTCAGCAACAATAGATAAAAGAGGTTCCAAGGGTGCGTTGCATGGGCTTACTAAGTTTAATATGGAAGAAGCTCCTTCAAACATGTTTTTTTTAGAATATGTTGCAAGACCTCAAACTGCTGAAGTTTTTTTTGAAGATGTTTTGATGGCTTTAGTTTTTTATGGTATGCCAATACTTGCTGAGAATAACAAACCAAGATTACTTTATTATTTAAAGAAAAGAGGTTATAGGCAGTATTCAATGAATAGGCCTGATAAAACTTACACAAAGTTGTCAGTTACTGAAAAAGAAATAGGTGGCATACCAAATACAGGTGAAGCCATAAAACAAGCTCACGCGGCAGCTATTGAATCTTACATACAAAAGTATGTAGGCATAAAAGATGATGGAGAATACGGTGACTGTTACTTTAACAGAACACTTAATGATTGGGCTGGTTTTGATATAAACAATAGAACAAAATATGATGCGGCTATAAGTTCTGGTCTTGCAATTATGGCTTGCAATAGAAATTTATATAGACCAACAGAACAAAAAACAACTAAGAAATTAAATTTTGGATTTAAAAAATATAATAATTCAGGTGCTATTTCAAAAATAATAGAATAAATGCAAAAGACTTTACCAAAAGGTATATTCCCTAGCCAAGCTGTTAGTGACGCTGAAAAATCAAGTTCTGCTTACGGCATGGAAGTAGCAAGAGCAATTGAAGGCGAATGGTTCAGAAGAGACAATGGAGCTACTAGATATTATGCTAATAGAGATAATTTTCACAGATTAAGATTATATGCTAGAGGAGAACAATCAATACAAAAGTATAAAGATGAATTATCTATAAATGGTGATTTGTCTTATCTTAATTTAGACTGGAAGCCAGTACCTATTATACCTAAGTTTGTTGATATTGTAGTTAATGGTATATCTGATAGGATATTTGATATTAAAGCTTATTCTCAAGATCCAGCTTCTATTAAAGAAAAAACAGATTATCTTGACTCTATAGTTAGAGACATGCAGAACAAAGAGTTGTTCGAAGTAATGCAACAAGAGTTTGGCGTTAACATGTTTAATAATAATCAAGATGAACTTCCTGAAACTAGCGAAGAACTTCAATTACACATGCAGCTTGATTATAAGCAATCAATTGAAATAGCTGCTGAAGAAGCAATTAATAATGTATTAGATCATAACAAGTATGAACTTTTAAAAAGACGTCTTGATTATGATCTTACTGTTTTAGGTATATCTTGTGTGAAAAATTCATTTAATACTTCTGATGGAATTAAACTTGATTATGTCGATCCAGCTGATTTAGTTTATTCTTATACAGAGTCACCTTACTTTGATGACTTGTATTATGTAGGAGAAGTTAGAAGAATTAGTATTACAGAACTTAAAAAACAATACCCAGGACTTACACCTTCAGATATTGAAGAAATAGAAGGTACTGGTACAAACGCTGTAAACTACCACAGATCATATTCTTATTCAGATGCTGAAGACACTAATCACGTTTATGTTCTTTATTTTGAATACAAAACATTTAAAAATCAAGTATACAAAATAAAAGAAACAGCTACAGGAGCTGATAAGATTATTAAAAAAGATGACACTTTTAATCCTCCAAGAGATAAAAGAGCAAGGTTTGAAAGAGTACAAAGATCTATTGAGATACTCTACAAAGGAGCAAAAGTTATTGGAACAAATAAACTTCTTGAGTGGAAGGTAGCTGAAAATATGGTTAGACCTAAATCTGATACTACTAAAGTTCAGATGTCTTACAATATCGTAGCTCCTCGTATGTATAAAGGTCAAATCGAGTCTTTAGTTAGTCGCATGACAACTTTTGCAGATATGATACAGCTTACACATTTAAAACTTCAACAGGTAATGTCGCGCATGACACCTGATGGTGTATACCTTGATGCAGATGGTATTGCTGAGATAGATCTTGGTAATGGTACACATTATAGTCCTCAAGAAGCATTAAACATGTATTTTCAAACAGGTTCTGTTATTGGTAGATCAATGACTCAAGATGGTGAGTTTAATCACTCAAGAGTTCCAATACAAGAATTACAAACATCAAATGCTAGTGGTAAAATATCTAGTTTAATAAACTCTTACAATTATTATTTAAATATGATAAGAGATGTAACTGGACTTAATGAAGCAAGAGATGGTAGTATGCCAGATAAAGATGCTCTTGTAGGTATACAAAAATTAGCAGCTGCTAACTCTAATACAGCCACAAGACACGTATTGCAGTCAAGTCTTTACTTAACACTTAAAACAGCAGAAGCTATTTGTTTGAGAATATCAGATGTTTTAGAATATTCAAATACTACAGCATCATTTATTTCATCTATAGGTAAATTAAATGTAGGTACATTAAAAGATATTAATAAGTTACATTTACATGATTTTGGTATATTCTTAGAATTAACACCAGATGAAGAAGAAAAACAAAGACTTGAAAGTAATATACAAATAGCATTACAAAGAGATCAAATATTCTTAGAAGATGCTATCGATATTAGAGAAGTAAAAAATATAAAACTTGCAAATCAGTTACTTAAATTAAGAAGACGCAAAAAAACAGAGCAAGATCGTACAACGCAATTACAGAATATTCAAGCACAAACAGAGTCTAACGCTAAAGCAGCGCAAGAAGCCGCCGCAGCTGAAATGCAAAAAGAACAAGCACTTGCTCAAACAAAAGCTCAGCTTGCACAAGTTCAAAGCCAATTAGACATTGCTAAATTAGAAAGAGAAGCTGCTATCAAGAAAGAACTTATGATACATGAGTTCGAGCTAAACAAAAAGCTTAAAGAACTTGAAACGCAGGTGATTAATAATAAAGAAAAGTATAAAGAAGATCGTAAAGACGAACGTACTAAAATACAAGCCACTCAACAATCAGAGTTAATTGAACAAAGAAAAGGTTCAACAGGACCTAAGAAATTTGAATCAGCTGGTTTTGATACTTTAGGTGGTTTTGGTTTAGAGCAATTTGAACCCAGATAATTTTTTAATATTATATTATGTCAGAAGAACAAACAGCGCTGGAGCAAGAGATGGAAGGCTCTATCCAGCAGAAAGAAGAACAAATGCTTGAAAAAGCAGGTGTTAAACTTGAGGATAACACTTATAAAATTGATTTAAGAAATGCCGTTCAAGAGCAAAGCACAGATGAGGTTTCTGTACGCGACGAACCCGAAACTAGCGAAAAAGTGGAGGAAGAAGTACGGAGTACCGAAGAACCTTCCGAACAAAAAGAAGAAGCATTAGAACTAATAAAAGAAGATAACGATGGCTTACAAGTGCAAGAGCAAAAAGACTTCAGCAAAAAGAACGTCGAGCAAGAAAACTTCGTACAGGAGAAAGAAGAAGTAGTACAACAATTAATTCCAGAAGGACTTGACAAAGTTGTTGAGTTTATGAATGAAACTGGTGGTACTCTTGAAGACTATGTACGTATTAATGCTGATTACTCTAATGTAGATGAACAAACATTATTAAGAGAGTATTACAAGCAAACTAAATCTCATCTTGACAGTGAAGAAATAAACTTCTTAATTGAAGATTCTTTTTCTTATGACGAAGACATCGAAGATGATAGAGATATTAAAAGAAAAAAACTAGCTTATAAAGAAGAAATATCTAAAGCTAGACAACATTTAAATTCATTAAAAGATAAATACTACAACGAAGTTAAATCTTCAGTCAAGTTGACAGAAGAACAAAAACAAGCTGTAAATTTTTATAATGAATATAACAAACAACAGGAAGAGCTAACTGTTGTGCAGCAAAAACAAGCTGAACATTTTACCACATTAACTGATAATGTTTTTAATAACGATTTCAAAGGTTTTGATTTTAAAGTTGGAGAAAACAAATACAGGTTTAAAGTAAATGATGTTCAACAAACTAAAGAGGTTCAAAGTGATATACTTAATTCGTTTAAGACGTTCTTAGATGATAACAACATGTTACAAGATGCTCAAGGTTACCACAAGGCTTTATTTGCAGCAAGAAATGCCGATACTATAGCTAATCATTTTTATCAACAAGGTCGTGCAGATGCACTTAAACAGTTAGATGCAGAATCCAAAAACATAAATATGGATCCAAGAAAAACATCTACTGGTGTTGTTGAAGCAGGAGGGGTAAAAGTAAAAGCAATTAGTGGAGACGATAGCTCTAAATTGAGATTTAAAATTAGAAAATAAAACTTTTAAAAAAATAAAAAAATGGCAGTAATTACACCTACTGGCGGAGGAAATTTAATTTTAGGAAACGCTTCACCAGTAAAACAAACACTAGCAACAAACTATATTGACTTTACCTCATCTTCAACAGCAGGTTGGGCACAGCAATATTTACCAGATTTGTATGAAGCAGAAGTTGAAAGATACGGAGATCGTACAATCGGAGGATTCTTAACAGCGACAGGTTCAGAGATGCCAATGTCATCTGACCAAATTATTTGGACTGAGCAAGGTCGTTTACACATTTCTTATACAGGAATTAATGTTTATGACGCCGACGGACAGGGTAATCAAGTGGTCGACGGTCTTACAGATCACGCTATCAGGACTGGACAAACTATTGTGTTAAAAGATTCAGCTAATAACATCATCAAAGGTTATGTTACAGATGGTGATTCTAATGGAGATGGAACTGAGTTTAATTTCAAACCTTACGGAACTACAGATGCTGTTGAAGGTACTTGTGACGTTTTCGTTTTTGGTTCTGAGTTTGGAAAAGCAACAAACGGAATGCAAGGCGCTGTAACTCCAGATCATATTTCACTTACTAACAAGCCAATTATTCTTAAAGATAAGTACGAGATTTCAGGATCTGATGCTTCTCAAATTGGATGGGTTGAAGTAACTGGAGAATCTGGACAAACAGGATATTTATGGTACATCAAAGCTGAAGGAGATACTCGTTCACGTTTTGAAGACTACATGGAAATGGCGCTTGTTGAAGCCGAGTCTACTACAAACTCTAGCTTAACTGAAGTTTCTGGAACTGAAGGTTTATTCGCAGCTATTGAAGACAGAGGACACGTAACAACTGGTGTTGTTGGTGCTTCAGCTTCTGATGATTTAGGTTCTTTTGATGAAATCTTAAAGAAACTTGATAAGCAAGGAGCTATTGAAGAAAACATGCTTTTCGTAAACAGAGAGGTTGCTTTAGGTATTGATGATATGCTTGCAGCACAAAACTCTTACGGATCTGGTGGTACTTCTTACGGAGTATTTAACAACTCTGAAGATATGGCACTTAACCTTGGTTTTTCTGGATTCAGAAGAGGTTCTTATGACTTTTACAAAACTGA